ACGGAGCTGAATTATCCGGGCGCATCGGTACCGAGGATTCGTAGAAACTTCGACGATCTCGAGCAGCGCGAAGACCCCGTTAAGACTGTACAGATGCTAACTCAGCTTCAAGCTATCGGATACAGTGTTAGCGATCTTGATTGGGTCAGGGATAAGCTGGAAATCCCCTCTCTCGAAAAGATGGATATGTCAGAGATGGGAGGCATGCCAGGGATGGCTGAACAGCAGTCTATGGAGGCTGGAGAAAGCGATACACCGGTCTTGGGCGAACGCGCCATCGGCCAGATGCTATCCAACCAGACACCCATATCCACTGAAAACCTCGACTTCACAGAATTCGATGAAGACGGCGATCTCAAAGATCAGACTACTCGCGATAAAGTCGCTAAGCGTATCTCAGAGCGGTTCTCGCAGGGCGGGATGGACGAGATTGGCTGGGAACGCCTTGCCACGGGTGTTAGCGATAACGACGCGGAGACGTCGAGGATAGTGATAGACGAATATACTAGCCCCGGGGACATCGTTTTTACTTCCAAACGCCTCCTCGACGAGATAAGAACCATCCCTTCTCGCTCTTTACCCCCCGAGTACGACGGACTACGCCGGGATATGGTCGAGTACGAGAGCTTCTTGTTGAGAGAAGAGCAGTTATCGCCTGAACAGATCGGGGATTTGATTAACACTTACTCTCTGGTTTACAGGCTAAACAGGAAGTTTATTCACAAAGAGTGTGTTGTCCTGAACCCTGAAGAAACCGGATACTGGTCATACTTCGCTCCTTACTATCTGTAGTATGCTCACCCGGCGTAGCCGGGTGTTGAAAGCTTTGTAGGACAACACATTCAAGTGACCTCTGACCATGATTCAAATACGTCCGGCCTCACAAAGCCAGTTTTACGTCCAGGCTAGCCCCTGGTCCCATTACTTCACCTCATTTAGCGGCATTAGAGACACCGCTGCTACCGCTCAATACGCCGATGGCATCCGTCAGCGGGTCTACAATGTCAAAGGCCCTAAGACTCTTACAGAGATGACTATCGCCACCCCCTTCGACCCCATTCAGCACGCTGATGTTCTGGATTTCTGGAAATCTCATGGCTGCGAATTCATTACTGTAACCATCACCCCTGTGACCTGTGGCGAAGACCCTCAGCCCCTCGGTTCCAGAACCATCATTCTCCCCGACGCCCAACTGACCTCGGTAAACTTCGGCGCTGTAGACCGCACTAGTGGTAACCCTAGCACCGTCGAAATCACCATGGTGTCTGACAACTTCCTCTATAACTAATAAGCCTCGTGGCCGCCAGATCGTTTAGTGCACTACCTCGGAGCTGTTTTACCCCTGAGCAGTTGCAGGCTTTGGCGGCCAAAGGAGTCACGGAATCAGACATTATCGGGCAGAAGTGTATCGATAACACCTGTGGTAAGAGTGTTGAGGAGATATTACAGCAGTACCCCCGCTTCTACAACGAGAAGGCAGGAATCTACACGGAGTGGGGAGACATAGACTTGCCGTGGGACGAAGTAAACACTTTAAACGGTGTCTGGCAAGTAGCTGAGTATACAGACAGTAACAGTTATGTTGTCGGGGAAGAGGTGATAAGGATTGAAGATGACGGCTATAAGCTCGTGGTCTACGTTGCCATCTCCAGTGTTCCAGTGCCAGCGGGCAACTTTAACCCTGCCCTGTGGTCGGAGATATGCCACATTGTGACGTCGGAACCGGTGGGGTTGCCTGATATATCCGAGCTATTAGGAAGATATGAGTACTATAACCCTGAGAAGTATCAGACCATGTGGTCTGAGGCCGGGAAAGAGTGGAATGTAGACCTGAATAGCGATGAGTGGGGAGAATACAAGATAGAAAAGCAATACTTCTACCGCTCTTCCGATATCGTCTTATACGACACCAGGTGCGGGACATTTACCTGCGTGTATGTGGCCACCCAGGACATGCCAGCCAACAACGAACTGATTGTACCCGGACCTCCACCCGCCGACTATTGGCAAAAACTCTACTGTGTCAAAAACAACAAGGAAGATAAATGTGAGAAGAAGGTGATATGTAATCAACCCAACCGAGAAGTGGTATCTCTGTCGTCCGGAGACAACGATCTAATCTGTGTTCCCGTTGAAAGCAGAGTAGGGGGATAGTGTCCAGTGGCAGCTAATTATTACGGGGATCAATGTACGCCGAACTTAGGCGGGGTGCAGGATTTCTATACCAAGACTGAGATTAATAGGCTGCTGGGATCGAAGGCAGGGGTATCCACGGTCTATACTCGCTCTTATCTCGATACGGAGATTAACCGCATTGACGGCCTTATCTCCGGACTCTCAGCTTCGCAGATCGAACAACCCGATCTCGATACACAGCTATCATCTCTTCGGTCTTCTATAGAGTCTGGAGTAGCAACGACTTATGCGACTATAAGCGATACCTACTCAAAGTCGGAAGTAGACAGCTTAATCGATGCTGTAGATCTCGACCCGAATAATTTTCTGCGCAAGGTTCCCGCTAACATCGGAGATAACACGATAAATCCGGGGTCCAACAATGCCGTCGCATTGACCGTAAGGGGTTCAAGCACCAATGCGATAGTTACCCAGTGGCTTGATGATACCAGCGACACCATCGGCTATGTTAGCAACTCGGGGTCGGTCACGTTTGAAAACTTGCTCACCGTGGGGAGATTAATTTCTAATGGCGGGATTGCTTTAAACGTTTCTGGTAAGCGAATCACTGGTGTCGCCAATCCCGTTCTCGCATCCGACGCCTTACCTTTCTCCTACCTCCAGTCCTATGTAGTCGACTTCTTCGAAGATGCAGTGAGATCGGATACAAGTACTTTTTATAACCTAGACGGAGGGGTATATTAATGAACAGAGATAGCTATAGACATATACGCAGCGCGGTATTTGAAAAGCGTCCACTGTCGACCGACATTCTCGACGGCGAGATCGCAGTCAATTATCATACCGACACTGTCGGTGTTTTTGTCCGAGACACGCTAGGGTATGTAAGAAAAATCGGACCGGCATATGTCAGTGACACTGAGCCCAGTCCAGTGAATTATACCGACTTGTCGAACGGGGAACTGTGGATCGACACCTCGGAGGCTTCTCCGGTAATCCGGTACTGGGACGCATCATCCACGGAGTGGGTGAATACGGGAATTCTGTTTTCCCCTGGCGCTGCCAGGCAACTTCTTCAGACGGACGCCGCAGGCGTCGGTGTAGAGTGGACAGACAATGTCGATATTCCCGGCACTCTCGATGTTACCGGCATCGCTACTTTTGACACCTTAATCTCCATCGGTGCTGCGGAACCCACTACCTCGCAGCAGGTAGGGTGGAATACGGATAAGGGAACCCTAGACATCGGTCTACTTAACGACGTAATAAGTCCGCTGGGACAAGACATCATTACCCTGTGCCGCAATGGTACGGCGAGTACGATCACCAAAGGTACCGCAGTGATGTTTACCGGAGAGACCGATGGAAATAGCGGCAGGCTATACATCGCGCCGATGGTGTCTGACGGAACCTACCCCGGCTACGTGTTCTTCGGTGTGGCCGCACAGACCATAGCGGCTGGTGCTGACGGCTATGTGCGGTCGTTTGGCGAGGTAAAAGGAGTCGACACTGATATCGATGAGGGCGGTGTAGACGGTCAATGGGCCGAGGGCGACATCCTCTGGTGCGATCCTGCTACTCCGGGAGGTTTCACTAAATTCGAACCTCAGGCACCCAATTTAAAACTGCCTGTCGCCGCAGTGGTTTCTGTAAAGAATAACGGCATCGTGATGGTGAGGTGGGATACGGGTCGCCGGCTCCGTGACCTACACGACGTCGAATCGAATGGGTCGACAGCGAATGGGGAGTTACTTATATATAATTCCAGCGCGGAGAGGTGGGAACATGGGACTAGCGTCTCATCGCTGACGGTAACCGACAGCTTAGTTGTCAACGGCATCGAAATCGTTGAGTCGGCCAGAGATGTCGAAGAGAGCAGGTTGATACGCCGCAATGCGACGGTAAGCATCGGCGTAGCTGGCACAGTGCCGTTCGGTGTCGGGCCAGTGATACCGCCTGGCATGAGTTTAGTCGGGATCGGCCCTGACGTCTACAACGTCATCGATGTCTATAGCGGCAGTGTGTGTTGAAAGCTAAGTAGTAATAGAACTCTCGTAATGGCTGATTTTACTATCACAATCGACGACACCCTCGTCCCCGGCATCATCGCTACTGCATCGCTGGAGGGTAAGACTCCCGAGGATGTGGTGACTGAATACGCTACGAGTATGGCGACAAAAGTATGTCAGGATCTCAAGGTTGGCCCGTATTACGTTGGTCCTACACCGCCTCAGTTCAATCCTGATGGCACGCCTTACGATCCGGACTGGGAGCCTCCCGTCGTAGACGGCGAGCCCGATGGAGGTGATGTATGACGCTGCGATGGGTGCCTGGTTGGAACGGACTGACCGAACCTGAAGCAGTGTCGTATGTCGCTGCTGTGGAGGCAGCCGATGGCCAAGAATTAGAATTTGGTGTAGCCAAGGCGATCAATGATTTTGTCCTTGGCTGCAAAACTGACGGCATCTGGAATGCGATTAAGGCGAGCTGTATTTTGGCTGGGGCGCGAACTCTGAGTGGAGCTTTGGTTCCACTTGTTGGTACGGCTCCGACCAATGTCAACTTTGTCTCTGGTGATTACGACAGGGGGACGGGGTTAAAAGGAGATGGAAGTACGAAGTATTTAGATAGTAATAGGAATAATAATGCTGACCCGCAAAACAGCAAGCATCTAGCAATTTATCAAACTTCAATCGCTACTACTACCTCCCTTCTCTTGGCCACGGCGAATCTTCCGGGAAGGTCTGCAATTGTGTCATTCGTACCGGAAGGCATTTCGTTACGAATTAATGCCTCCATAAATACCGATAGCAATGGAAACGCTGTTGGTTTTGTCGGAGGAGTGCGAACCTCGAGCACCCAGACCTCTGCGCGAATTGGGGGCGCAGATTTTCCAGAAACTGTAACTTCTGAAACCCCTTTAGATAGAAACATAGGCGTTTTTGCGTCTGATTCTGGCGGGGCGAGAACCGACGCCCGCCTCGCCTTCTACAGCATCGGTGAATCCCTAGACCTCGCCGCCCTTGACACCCGCGTGTCAGATTTAATCACCGCTATCGGAGCAGCTATACCATGACTATTTATGTGCCGGGGAAGGTGACGTTGGCAAAGGAGTTCACCTGGAATGAGAGCATCTGGAATCCCAGCATGTTGTCTACGGCGCTGTGGCTGGACGCTGCAGATGCCAGCACTATTACCGAGAGTGGTGGCGTTGTAAGCCAGTGGGATGATAAGAGCGGGAACGATCGACATGCTGTGCAGGCTACTTCTGCGAACAAACCAACAACAGGCACTCGCTCGTTGAACGGCTTAAACGTGCTTGATTTTGATGGACTTGACGATTTCCTTGAAACTGGACTTGCACCAGCAATAAACCGAACGATTGCTGTAGTTGTTGCTTATGACACTGTTAATTCATTAATAATCCCTTTTGGCGCAAGGCAAGACTTGGAAGAACGTTCTTATATCGGCGTTAACTTTGGCGAATCGAGGTTTGCAGCGGGCGACAAATTCCCGAACGGCAATATCGATATGTTCGTAAATACAGGATACATCCAAATTGGTATGCATAGTGATAGCTTAACGATGACTCATTATTTAAACGGAACGCAGGACCAGAATGACACCTTCAACGGTCCTATCGGAAGCGGACAGAATTACTATGTAGGCACGCTTAATGACAGGGGTTCCCCGCTTGCAAACGCTGTTTTTAATGGTCGTTTCTGCGAAGCTGTTGCATTTGACTATGAGATAGACGCTTACGTCCGACAGAAACTCGAAGGCTACCTCGCCCACAAATGGGGACTCACCGCCAACCTCCCCAGCGGCCACCCATACAAACTCGTGGGACCGACGCCATGACTTACACAAACCACGACCTATTAGTCACTGCCACGGAGGTGTTGCGATGAGCTGGATTATTACGCCAGAGTTAAAGCATCCATCCGCTGCGGTGTCTGATCCCGATGCAAGGGCCTACCTTCTTGCGGTTGAGCAGGCAGACGGGCAGTTCCTTGAAGCTGGCGTTGCTACTGCCGTAAACGCTTTCGTAGTCGGCTGCAAAGCCGATGGCATCTGGAGCGCCATCAAGGCTAGTTGCATCCTTGCTGGTGCCAGGACGCTGAGTGGGGCGTTAGTTCCGCTTGTTGGGACTGCACCTACTAATTACAACTTTGTCTCTGGGGACTACAACCGTGAGACAGGGTTGAAGGGTGATGGAAGTACAAAGTATTTGGATAGTAATCGTGCTAATAACGCTGACCCACAAAACAACGCCCATAGAAGTGTATATGTAACAGATGCACCAACAGGCTCAGCTAGCAACTTTTATGGCGCAGAGGGAGTTTCCGTCACTGGAGGCGACAATTTAGTTGCTTTCAGCAACAAGTTACAAGGTGCCAGCCGTGGGGATGGAACCAGCACTGGATTTGATATTTTGAATGAAGCCACCACGCTGGGACTTAAAGGAATCAGTCGAAATAATTCAGCCAATTACACTGTAAGAACTAGCAGCGTAGACATAACGGCAAGTGTAGCCTCACAATCTCCAACATCCGTAGACATAGCAATTTTCGCTAGATCAACAGTATCCCCGGATCTTTATTCCGACTCTCGCCTCGCCTTCTACAGCATCGGTGAATCCCTAGACCTCGCCTTACTTGACACCCGCGTCACCACGCTGATGAGCGATCTAGCCGCAGCGATACCTTGAGACCGACCCATTAGTGTCCCTCGACTAGTAAACTATGTGTTACAATACTAAAAACACCAGATTACTATGACTTTCTTAGATTCGATTCCAGACGAAGCCTCACGCGACTACGTCAAATCTCTACCAACTAAACAAGCTCGTCACACCGAGTGGCGCACGACACAACGTACTCCATGTCCAATCCTTGCATGGTGTTCTGAGTGCTATCAATATAGAGTGATTACTGACTTCTACGTGATGACAGGAGATAGCACTCATGGTCGTAAAAACATATTAAAACAGAAGCAACACACGACTTGTAAATCCTGCCAAGCTCAGCGCTACCAGGATACCGATTACGTGAGAAAACTCCTTTACGCAGCGAGGCGTAGAGCGACGACCAAAGGCATTGAGTTCGACTTAACCGTAGACGATATACAGATCCCTGAATACTGTCCTGCCCTTAACTTAAAGCTTCAGCCCGTGCGCGGTATGACTGGTCGCGACTCTTCACCAAGTCTTGACAGGATAGACAACTCCGAAGGGTATGTAAAAGGAAATGTGGCTGTCATTTCATTTCGAGCCAACACACTTAAAAACAATGCTACTGCTGAGGAACTTAGAGCCATCGCCGACTATATGGATAGTGTTAGAGAAAAAATAGACTAATAGACCTTGCGTTGAAAGCTAAATAGATAGAGATAAAACCACAGTTATGCCTGAACCATTTTCTGCTACAGCACCGTTAAAATCGGTTAAGGGTACTTCTACTAAACCCGGTGTAACCTTTACTGGAGACGAAGATACCGGCCTATATAACTCCGCTCCAGACGAACTAGCTGTTAGTCTTGGTGGTTCTGAAAAAGCTAAATTTACAGGAACAGGGGTAAATCTAGACGGAGATATCACTCTCGATGATGGTGGAACTTATAACACCACTCTGCAGATGGTTACGCCTACGGCGAACCGTACCATCTCATTTCCCGATGCAACAGGGACCGTCGCTCTTGTGGCCGGTTCAAGCGGGCAGTTTCTCTACAACAATGCCGGCGCATTGGCCGGATCAAGTACGCTAATTATCGATGGCGATGGCAACATCAGCCTTAGCGGTCGCCTGATCAATACGGCCTCCGGCCTAGCCTCGGAGCCCCCTGTCTCTTTGACTGGATTTTGGTATTCGGGTGGGACGTCTACGACGACGAAACCTCAGGTTCTGATCGAACCGAGTGGGACGACGAGCACAGCGTGGAGCACGAGTGGTACTGGTCTTGGCGTTAATGCACCGAGTGGGTTCAGTGGTCGTCTCCTTGATCTGCAAACCAACGGCACAAGCCGGATGGTGGTGCAGGGGGATGGGAAACTAGGTCTGGGGACTAGTAGCCCTGGTTCGTTGTTAACCGTTCAAGCCAATACAACTTCATATGGCGTAGGCGGAATCAAAATCGAAACAGCAGGATCAAACGAAAGTTTCCTTGCTTTTGGCGTTTCCAGTAGTTTAGGAGCTGCTTACATCACGTCCAGCCAAAACAGCACTGGAGAAAATCTGCCCATCTATTTCAATACAGGAAGCGGTCCAACCACCGCAATGTGTATTGACACGTCACAGCGAGTAGGGATTGGCACT